TCCCGGTGCTTGTGGTCCTGTACCCGTCACTGAGGTATGAATACTGTAGAGCGATTCAATCTCATTGGGGGTTAGACCATCAAAGTTCCTACCGGGATAAAACTCCTCGTTGATCTTCTGAGCAGCCTGCATTCGACTCTCAGTGGTTGCTCCCCACTTACCAGACAGATCTTTCATGGCCTGATCTCTTACCAGTTGGTTATTCTCAACCGTCTGGTCTTGCATGGAGGACAGCTTAGATACCACTTCCTGATACTGCGCGTTGGTTAGGTTGGCACCATAAAGCACATCACGTAGCTGTCCTTCCACTTCAGTATCAAGGTTGAATCCTTCTGGGTTCTCGTACTTTGAGTTTTCTTCCGGCTTACCCAGTGTCCGGTAGAAATCTTCCGATTGCGTAGGATCAGAGAAGTCAGGCTTGACCATCAGGTCAGGCGCATTGTTGATTAACTTCTGGTAAAACTCCTGCTTGTCGGATTCGCCAGCATCATCGCCGGGTATACGAATACTGCGGCCCAACGCAGATTTGGTATTGATATGCCCAGTCAACATATCTTCCATCGTATTGTATTGACTGAGTGTTGGATTTGTTTTTATTTCATCTGACAGGGAATCTGCAATTTCAGCAGGTAGGTCATCCATCCACGACATAATGTTTCCTCATTTGTTGAATGTATAAAAGTACTTCACGACAACCCGCTTGAGCAATTGACGCATAGGGATCAATCACGCCTTCTTTCTTCTTCAGGGTTGTTCCATTAAATCGGTATTCCAAATCCTCCAGTACAGCAATACCGTCTGGAGAGGAGAACAGACGCTCAAACGCTCGTCCGAGTTCGTTGATCTGTTTCGTCTTGACGCTTCTCACTGGACGGTTTCACTCTCATCCATTGCAGACGCGCCCTGACCAATGTCCTTCATGGCTTTACCCGCCTGCTCCAGTTGAGCCATCTGCTCTGCCTGTGCCTGCTGCTCTGCTCTTTGTTGCCGCAGTGCTGCTACTTCTGCTGCATCATTCATATAGGTAGCAGGGACACCACGGGCAAAACCAAGACCTCTTGCCAGAGCATCGGTATTAACAATGTCCAGTAACTCAGGAATGACCTGTGCCAGTCCAGCCAACTCACCGATCCAGAGACTCGTACCCTGTGCTTCCTCATTCTTCATCGAACGTGGAATCGGCCCGGTGTATTCAATGTCCAGATCAGCCCGTGCTATTTCTTCTGGTGGAGGCGGCAGGATTCCATTACGCATCAGTGCGTCATAGGTCCACTCAATCAGTGGATCAAGCAGATCGTATTCCAGCCTGCCCAGAGTAGGCGCAAACTGTCTCTGTTGCTTGTCCAGCCGTGCCAGTACCTCAGTAGCCGTCATCGCTGGAGATTCTTTCAATTCCAGTTTGTCTACATAGAAGGTACTGCGGATAGATTCCTGCAACCGATCAATTTCAGCATCGGCAATCATCCAGTTATGTGGGGGCAACAACCGATCCATTTCATCCATGTCAGTGACCGTCGTCAAGCCACCAGCAGCGGTATCGTAATCGCCAATGATGCCACGCTCCGTGGTCTTCATCGGTGGGTCTATCTCTTTGGCTCTGGCTTCAGACGACATCTCAACTACGGTATTGAGTTGCATGATATCAGACAGGGCGACAAAGGCTGGAGAATGTCCCCAGCGAGTACCTGATACTTTCTTCCACCTGACCACATGAGCAGGCATCTGGTAATAGCCGCCTTCATCCAAGACCTCTGAGTTCTTATGCAGTACATATTTATAGGCCCACGGTCTGGCCTTGGGTGCCATCTTCTTCTTTTCTTCAGTGACTTCATCACGCCTGTAGATAGCGAACACGACATCGTGCTTGGTATCAGCGTCATCGGTGAAGTTAGAGAAATCGTAATCAGGGAACTTGTCTTTGAGTTGCAGCGTGGTGTACTGGATTAATCTGAAGATTCTAATAACCTTCTCATCAGCACCATTCTCGAAATAGCACCGCCTGATGGGGATAGAGGTAAAGGTCATACCTTCCCAGTCATCATCAGATAGTTCTTCTTGGAACATGATGGCTGTACCAAAGCTCACCAGATCAAGATAGGTTTCCGCTATCTCCATATTGAAGTCTGATTCCTTCAACGTCTGCCAGATTTGGTCTTGTACTAGTTCTAACCATTCTTTAGCATTCTGTGAATCATTCAGTACATCGTTACGAAAACGCAACTGAAACCACGGAATCATGGGGCTGGTCAGGTTCGAGTGAATAGAGCTTGCCAGCAGGTCAGCAGCGATGGGAGCCGTGGAGTCAAAGATTCCGCGCCTGCGCCACTCGACTTCAAATTCAGACTGCTCTGGCTTAAAGAAGTCACCCCTGTAAGGGACAACGTACTTCTCGATTAACTGGAGTGTGTTATCCAGAGTTTGCCGTAACGAGTAAAGCTCGTCGTAGCGTCTACGAATGGCTACACCGTCCATGATGATTCCTTATCTGGGAAACCGTTTATTAAATTCATCAGCCTGCTTTTGCTTATAGGCTGCTACTTTTTGCAGAAAAGTCTGTGCTTTTTCTGGGGTGTTGTTCTGCTTGACTGCGGTCTCGGTGGCTTTCTTAACCACTTTCTTTTTAGCTACTTTCTTCTTACTCACCTTTTTCTTTGCCATGATTACTTACTCCAACTGAATCGTTTCTTCTTACGTGGACGTTGTTTATGCCCACCTAAAGGTACGCCATAACGCTGTATCATCATAGCACCATAGCGAACGGCATCCATAATATCGTCATTGGTCTTTTTAATCTGACCCTTCTCTCGGTGGTACAGACGCTTCTCTCTGAAGAATCCTTTACAGTCATCAAAGACCTTGAATCTACCACTCCTCATCCTATCCGTTATTTCCATAATGCCCGGTTCCACGTGGATCGTGCCATCGGGGTTTTTAAAGTCCAGTGAGTTCTTCAGGCCAGCCTCAGCGTAATACTGTCTGACCGTCTTACCAGACCCTTTCTCTCTCTGGTCTACATCGTGGGGGAACACAATAGGTGCAAAGGGCAGGAACGAGTTAGCAGCAGCGGCATGGACAGCAGCAGCATCACCAGACTGCGAGTAGGTTTTCAGTACATATATGGTGTCGTGTTCCGAGTCATAGCCGAGCCATGCAATAGCAGTGGGGTGTGAGATACCTAAATCTATCGCCCGAATAAACTTCATCCACGGCACACGCTCTATCTTGAACGGCTCAAAGGTAATGCGGCTATCGGGGACGGTATAGATTAAGCCCTCACCAAAGAACGGTATGCCTTTAGAGCGCATGTCCCGTTCGTGTTCGGGAATGCCAGCAAGGGTCGCTTCCTGTAGTTCTGGAGACAGGTGAGGACATTCCTTCCACGAGATAGGACCAATCAGGTGTTGGTGCTCACTCCTGTTCTCCATGAAGTTAGTGACCAGTTCAGTGGCCCCCAACTCAGGGGTCATCGTATACCGGATGTGACCGCCTTTATTCAAGTTACCCGTCATAATTCGAGCAATCAACTGACCGACGATATCATCTGGGGGGCATTCATCAGCCCAAGCGAGATCAAGAGAGAAGCCAGCAAAGGAAAGACTGCCCTGTCCGGTCTTGGAGTGGGTATAGGCTCTGAGCATACAACTGGCTCGACCGTACTTATTCATCACTTCAACCCGTTTAGCCAGTCCCGGTATCTGTGACCACTCGACTCTACCTATTTCATCACGGTGGACCCAACCCCCCATAAACTGTTTCTTACCTTTATAGTTTTCAAAGATGTCACCAAACAGTTCCGTCTGTACCACCAGCTTCAACTGCTCGTTATCTACCCCCGCTACCAGTACGTTCGGTGCATGGGTATAACGGTATCCTGTCCACCAGTCGGGGTACTGGCAGGTCAGGTCCAAGGCTGTGTGATAGCCAGCAGACATGGTTTTTCCGCTTCTGTTGGCAGCCATTAACATAGTCTGGGTAGCAGTGGTTTCAAATTCTTCGTGTTGCCACGGATACCACATCTCCTGACCCACAAACTCACGCTGATGCTGGTTCATGTATTCGCGGTATTCTTCGAGCAGTTCTACCTTGGCTTGCAGTAAGGCTCGCTGTTCTTCAGGTTCAGCAGACATTAGATTCGGGGTATTCTTTCTGCATCCATTTTAAAACGTCGTCAGATGCTTTTTTTTT